TGTCGGCGATCCCTGCGTGCCCATCACCGTCAGGCATTCATCATTCAGAGAATCGCCCAGCGTGGAAATGTCCGCGTGAGATCCCGCCACCGCCGCGAATGCCAGTCCCTCTTTTTTAACCAGGGCGCTCCATCTGCGCTGCATCTCCGTATAGAGCGCCGCGAGGTTGGCCGCGTCCGTCCACGGAACGATAATGGTTTGGTACTGTTCGTCCCCGATCGCGGCGATGGCGTCGGCGATATCGGGATTGGTTGTGCCGCCCGTCATGGCGGTAATCGTGACGGTCATGCCGGTCGGCGTTTTCTCGCTCTGGTAATAATTGAGCCTGATATCGATGAAATTGCCTGATTCACCCTTCCAGCGGCATGTAATGTTGACCTTGCTCGCATTGACCTGATCCACGACTGCCGCAACCGGCAGGTCTGTTCTGGCGTTAATTGCCGCCGCGACACTGGTTGCCGTAACGGTTGTAGCCTCGCCTGCGGCGACGGCGACCTTGATCCTTTGCCCGCCGATGTAAATGCAAAACGTACCCGTGGCGGAAACGACGCCGCCAATTGTCACGGCTCCCGCCGCCTGCGCTCCGGCCGCGTCCTCATCCAGCGCAATGGCCCATGTTTCCGTATAGCCGTTGGCTCCTTTCAGGGCGGAGAGCATTGCCGATAACATGGATCCACGGCCGAAATACGCCTCGGCCTGGCCTTTATTCAGGATCCGGACAGGCGTCAGAGCGGCCACGGTTCCGGTGGTCAGGCGCTGCCCCATCACGAGGATCAGATGGTGATCTGCCGGCAGTCCGCCCACGGCCAGGGAATTGTCGGTCTCGATGTAGACGCCGGGAACCCGGATATCAAACGGTATCTGATTAAAATTAATCGTCATTGTTCATCACCCTTTCTTGTCTTTCTTTACGGCTGATGCGTCTTCAGGAGGTGTTGCCGTAATCACATCTCCAGCGTTCTTTCTGCGTATCCAATAGGTGTCCCGGGGTTTATTCTCACCGGCTGCATCAAGCGCCTTCCCCGTCGCCGGATCCCGAACGATCAGGCCCGGCCGTGCGGGTTTGATAAACATATTTTCCATAAATCCTCCTTTTCAGTCATCAGTCTCTGCCGGTCCAGGCAGGCTCACATCGTCGCTGGCTTCATATTGCTCATCCGCCGGGGCCAGATCCCAATCGGCATGTAACTTCAAAAAGTCGTTCAGGCCTTCCGGATCCGTGAGCAGGAGAGATACAGTCTGCTCCCAGGTGACGGCCCAGATGACCATTCCCTTTTCGTCCGTCTTTCCGGAGTACAGATTCATCGCCTCGATATGCTCCGGAGCCGATATGTCCAATCCCCACAGATTGCCGGGGATGACCAGCGCCAGCCTGGTAACAATGACCAGCGCCGCCGCGTCGCGACTCATTTGCGGTTTGTCCACCGCGACGACAAATGCGCCCCAGACACACCGGCAGTCCACTTGCCCGGACTGCAAATCCATATCCTTGACGGCCAGGCAGGCAACCAGAACGGACATGGGCCGCGCCGCCACGGTTTTCAGATCATCCAGCGTAAACCGGCCGCGATGCGTCCGGACATCCACTTTCAGCGTATCCAGCGCCGCGTCCGCTTTCAGCGTATTCACAATTGCCGTGCGCACATCGTTGAATGTCATTGCTTCCGCCTCATTACACTATCCAGATAGTTGTCAATATCGCGCACCAGTTCCGTCTCATTTGCCTCGGAGAGCCCCAGAAACGCGCGCGCAGGGATGCTTCGGTCTTTATCTCCATAATGCTGCGTGGCCGCATAAATCATGTTCGATCCGACTTCGATGCTGTTCTGATCCACCGCCAGAAACGTGATTGAATCCAGCATGTGGTCTTCGCCCATCAGCAGCGTTGCTCCCTCCGGACGCCGCGCTGCATACCGGTCCGACCAGGCGGGCCAGGCAACGCCCTCCGGGCTTTCCTTTTCATCCTGGATCCTGCGCCGGGTCTGGCTTTCGACTTTTGCCCCGACGATATCCAGCAGATCCGTTTTTTTCAGCCGGGACAGACGGGCCATCCGGGCTTCCAGGGATTTCAGACCGCTGAAATCGTAAATCAGTCCGGCGCCGCTCATATCCGCCTCCGTTTAAACAACCGGTCGTTTGCCTGAAAGAAAGAACCGCCGGCGTTGCCGGAACCTTCGGGATCGCTCGCGCCGAGGGTAATTTTCCCTTCGCTGATTTTGGTCAGCAATTTCACCGCGTCTTCAAACCGCTTGCGCTTTTCTTCGGTAACCGACGGCGGTTTCGACATGTGATAAAGCGCCATATCCACGCACAGGCGCGTCAGTACCTGCGGGACGACCGCCAGGGGCAGAGTGTATCGCCCCCCGATATAGACGTCGATTTCATCGGAGGCGTCTTTCAAACCCTGTTCGACCACTGAAGGATCCGCCACGCCGTCCTCATCATGATCGGCAGCGACGATCAGTTCGTCGGATCCGTAACGGTTGATGATGTCATGTTGTGTCGCGTAGAACATGCCTTACTCCTGGCCGGCTTCCCGGTTTTTTAAAATCTCCCTCCTGCTTGGGAGGGAGATTGAAGCTGATTTGCCAAAACTGTTATTTCTTCTCTTTGCCGGCCGGATCAGGCACCTGCACGACAACCAGCATAGGCTCGGCCTTCAACGCCGCAAGCTGTTTCCCGGTAAATTCATCCTCCGGATAATCAACGGGATTACTGGAATGAGCGATACCACAACGCCGAAATCCTTCCTTTTTGCTTACTATTCTGATCATATCTATTTTCCTCCTTTGAAAAAGTAGCGGGATAAGCCCACTACTTTGTTCATTCGATTAATAATTGTCTATCTTAACCAGGGACACACAACCAACTTGGTATCCTGATACCATTCATTGGACTCACCGCCGGTCTTGAAGGCTTTTTCTATAAGTGCCTTTCCGGCAGCCCGGTTCGTCCCGCCGACCAGCAGATGAGTCGGTTTAGTCCCCAGGGGCACTCCCTCATCATTGGTAAATGCGATCATTGCATCCCCGGCGGCAACATAGTTGGTCTCGCTAAGCGTGGACTTGCTGCCGTACGCAAGCTGCCACAGGCCGAGGCCGACATTTTTCCGATCATCAACTCCATAGATGTATTTATTCCTCATGACCGCTTCGTTATCTGTGGGTTTATCGAGGGACACAAATCTCGGCGGCCGGCGAATCTGCAAAATCATCGGTTTGATTGCTCTGGATAGGTCCAACAGGAACCACGGATTGCCGGAGCCTCCTCCAGTATTAGAAACGGACCCATCTCCCACGGGGTGATCCGAATCGAAAAAGTACTGCCCGTCGTAGCAGTTGGTCGAAAAGCCTGCCGCAAGGAGCGCAAACCCGAGGATATCGGGATGCACCTTGGCGGCCCGGCCCAGTTCCTGAATCATCGGTTTATAGACACCGGCCTGATCATCCTCGATATGATCGGCGTCGACCCCGACCGTGGCTTCGTAACGCTTGTTACGCAGCTCATAATGATGCGCTGCAAGGTCCTTAACAACACGATCACCGAGCCACTCGCGCATGTTGGGGAAACTACCCAGCCATGTATAATCCACACTTGCTCCGGTTGACGGTGCACGCATGGCGATGAGTTCGATCATGCTTTCTGTCTGTTCCAGCGACTGATTGAAAATTACGCTGAATGACTTATAAATGCCCGTAAGGGCTGCCTGATTGATAATCATTTTATTCCTCCTTCTGGATTCATTTTGTGTTTTTAAAAAACTTAACCGACCGTTGACAACGCACAGCCGTCGTTAACCAGGACGCGCCAGACCAGCGCACCGGCTTTCTTCACAGCCGTGAGCACGATAGTGTCGCCTGCATCGCCGAGGACAATGGTATTGTTGCCTGTCTGGTTGATCGGAGCCGCCACCGTGATGGTACAATCACCGCCGTCCACATCCAGGCTGAGGGCAAGCGTAATGCCCGCCAGTCCGGGAATGGCAATCGTCCGGGTTTCCGCCGCCGCCGTCGTGATGGCGACCGATCCGGATTTTGCGACAGGAATCGCGCCAGCCGCACCCGGATCGGCGATGGGCACCGGAACCTTGGGATAGATTTCCTGGAGCGCGGCCTCTACGGTTGTCTGCGCCGTAAAACCGCCCGCATCGGCAATCGAGATGGCGGACGCAGCATGGGCGGCGGATGCGTCAGCGATATGCGTGGCCACAGCCCCTTGGATAATAGCCGGTTCGATGTCAATATAGGCATGTGTCGTGTCGATATATTCGGCTATGACGCCGCAGTAAATATTGTTTGTGACGTTGGCGGTTAAATCGATGCTTTCATCATCGACCAGAAATACGTTGTCTCCGATATTGGCAATAGTGATGGGCGTGGCCAACGTGGCCTTTACCAGTCCGCGCCTGCGAACCAGACCGGATAAATCGCCGTTGCCACCGAGAGAATTATCCACATACTGGCGCGATATCCCGTGAAAGATCAGACCCGCCGTATCCGCGCCGGGAACCAGGTAGCCCGCCGCATTGACGCATGTCCACGCACCTGCAAAAATCTTGGTGAGCGCTGCCACCGGCGCGGGAATCTCCACGCCTTCCTTGTATTCGAGTTTTTTGTCAGCGGTTAAAGCCCCGCGCTGGCTCGCGAGCTTCCGACACGCAAACCCTTTGCGGTTCGGGTCGAGCATGTATGTGAGCAGCACAATCAGGATTGCCGCTATGATCAAACCAATGAAACAATGTATTGGACTCATGTTTTCCTCCTTCAGATATTTTGTTTTTCGTTCCACGCTGCACGCTTCACGATTCACGCGATGCGAGATATGCGTCGCTATTTGTCGTATTTCTTAAACGTTTCCGAATCGATGCCCATCTGGCTGTTTATCGCCAGTTGCACATCGTCCAGTGCGCCTTCGCCGCCGGGCTTCTTGCCGTCCAGGTTGGACTTATCCGCGACGATCGGCGCATCTTTCACGTATTGCCGGAATCTCTCCAGGCCGCCCTCCGTCCGGCACTGCGCCTTGTGGTAATCGACTGTGGCCGGCGTGATTTTCCCGTCCTTCCGGGCCGCTTCAATTTCCGTGTTAATGGTCGTTTCCAGGTCCGCAGTAATTTTGGCGGTCAACGCTTTTTCCGCGTTGGTCGCCTTCTCGACGATCTTGTCGTAATCCGCCCTGGGTACAAATTTATCCAGGGGAGGGTTCTCCGCCCGGTTCAGGGCTATGGCACAGTCCTGTTTCACGGTGCCGATGCGGTTAAGAGCCTCGGCAAAAGTTGCGGTGGCCGGGAGTCCCAGCGCCGCCAGTAGTTGAGCTAATTCCATTTGATTTTTCTCCTTTCCTGTTGGGTTTTCGTTGTTAAATGCCGTCAGGTACAGGTTGGGCTGATTGGTCAGGCCCGCCGATGTAATCCGGACGATTCTGCGCGATTCCTTTTCATAGATAAAAACAGGGCTGATGTAGCGATATTCCCGGTTTCTGATGTGCTCGACCGCCCGTGCGGTCCACTGCACCTGCCCCCATGTTTCGCCGCCTCGCAATTCCATTGCCTTGAGCCACCCCGCAGCCGGCGCCGGATCGCCCTGGGGGGCTTTAAGTTCCGATGCATGTTCCCAGTCGATGGGAATATCTTTCCCTTCGGCTGCAAATGCCTTGATAACAGCGTCCGGACAATCGTTAATCCATACCCTGCCGTCTCTCCCCTTGACCGGTCCAGCAGGCAGCAACTGGATCCATTCGGGCACAGTGCCGTCGGCAGAGGGTTCGATGTTCAGGGCAATTCCCATGGGAATGCCGTTTTCTGAATTGCGTGCAATTCCAAATTTCATTTGATTCTCTCCATCAGTTTTTTTACTTCCTTCTTTCCGATCAGTTCATACGCCGCCTTAAGGAGCGTGCTTTCGTTTCCATCCGCCAGTGCCGAAAAATCCGGGGCGCTGACAATATCCCTGACCGCCACCTGGGCCAGCGCCTTATCAGCGACGGCGAGCCGGCCGGCCAGGAAATCCGCAACGTTTTTGAGCCGGGTCTTCCCGGGATTCGTATCAAACCCGGGATCGATCCCCTCGGGCACTTTGATCGTTTCCCCGGTCCGCTTGTTCAGCCAGTTCCGGTATTTTACGGGTGGCGCGTCCGTTTTCACCGGCGTCGTCATGCGTTTGCGCCTTCCCGTCGGCAATCCCGTTTTGGGATTGATTTCCATCGGCGCCGCCGGATCGGGGATCCCGTTTTGCATCAGGTCGGTTTTTTCACCCTCGCTGACCTGGCGCACATGGCAATGACAGCCATAGGCGTTGATGGGCATATGCGTGTTCCACCAGGGATCATCCACGGGCAGCAGGGTGCCGTTCCAACTCAAGTGCTCTTGCCGGTGCTTCCGGGCCGAGCCGACCTGATACAGCAGGTAGGGCAGCGCTTTTTTCGTGCGCTCGGCCCGCTGCCACTGCCCGGCTGCGCGAGCCGTGCGGCAATTGACGTCGTAAATGGTTTTTAAACGGCGCGGGCTGCCCAACTGTACGTTTTTAATTTCATCGGTCAGAGGATCCACCTGATCGCGCCGTCCCCACCAGCCGAGCTTTTGCAGCGTCGGCGTCAGGCTCTTGCGAAACTCCCGCAGGGTGATGCCGTCCGTAACGGCCCGCTCCACTTCCGTCCGGATGCTCTCTAAAACCTCCATCCGCGTGGCCTTGGCCACGGTAAACGCCACGGCATGCTCCTCCCGCCAGACGTCCCGGTAATCCCAGCCTGGCTTCCAGCCTTTGTTTTTGATGTAATCGACAGCCTCTTTCGGCGCCGGTCCGGGAAATGTCGCTGTTGTGGTAGCCAAATCACACCTCATCCGTGGCGTCGCCCATCGCGCGCGCTTTGAGCATCGCCTGCGCCAGGTCGGTAATCATCCGGTCATCCTGCTTGCCGGGATACAATTCGGGTAGCCTGGCCAGCAGATCCTGCAAGGTGCCGCCGGTCCGTATTACTTCATCCACCAGGCCGATCACTGGCGTCAGCAGCGGTTCCACGACGGACTCCCAATCGTCCAGGTGCTCATTTGTGATTTCGTCCACCGCGTCATCGCCGTCGCTCTCCCGGTTCAAAGCGGTCGCGCACCGTTCACGGTTGCCTGCCTTATCCGGCGGCGGGGCCGTTGCTCCCGTTGCCGACAGGCATTCCGCGTCCTTTGGCGGATCGGGCAGGCCCAGTTTGTCGCGAATGACGGACTGCTCCACGCGCAATCCCAGCGGCACTAATTTGTCCAAGGCGTCAGAGAGCGTCTTGATGTCTTCCTGTTTGACGGCTCTCAGGCAACACATCGGATAATTCTGCTGCGGACCGAAATTCAGATCGATGTAAGGCCGGACCAGATCCCGGTTCAGGGTTTCCTCGACCTGCTCCGCATCGTCATCACGGATATCGTCGCGGACCTGTATCTGCAATTTTTCATCGCCCAGTTTTCCGGGCTTGCCGCCTGACGACGAGGTTTGTCCGAGGATAGCCTTGCTGAGAAGATCTTCCAGGTGGACGGCCAGTACTTTGAAAAATTCATTGGCGCCCGATGACTTTGCCGCCTCGACCAGGTCGATCTTCATGGAGTCCGGGAAAACGGCAGCGGCGTCCGAGCCCAGATTGGCCACGGCCATTTTGAGAATATCGATGTCGGCGTCTTGTGCGCCGTTCTGGTATCGGCCCATCCGGAGGGGCATGCCGAACACCTCGGCAAATGCCATCCAGTCTTTGAG